ACCCTTGTTATTAGGCTGTCTAACTCATGAAAACTCATATTCTGACACTCATCCACAATCACTACAGTATCTTGAAATGTTACTCCCCTAACATGGGAAGTAGTAATAAACTTTACAGCATAGTTCTTTTTAAGAATGCCATATGCGTCACCCCTATGAAAAAGCTCACTACATATTGCTATGTAGGGTTGCTCATAGACTTTTGACTTTTCTTCCTCATTGCCTGGAAGGAAGCCCATTTCCCTCGTAGGAACTGCACTTCTTACTAAGGTAATATCTTTATATTTCTTTTTTATCATGTCATCAAAGGCAAGATACATTGAAATATATGTTTTACCAGTTCCAGCGCAACCATGAAGAAATAAATTCTTATCAGACTCGAATACCTTTAGTTGTCCTCTGGTAAGAGGATCAATATCAATTAATTCTAAGTTGGCAGAATTTAATTTGTCATTGTTCATTTTCTTTTTACGCACTAAATCATCCTTCTATAGCTTTTACACTTATTCTCAGAGAAATCGTATATAAGCCAAGGCTCATTGTTTACAATGATAACATGAGCCCATTCCTTGCCCAAGGGGGCAGACTTCAAAACAAACGGAGAGTTGTAGCCATGTAGCCACAACCTACAGTAGTAATCCAAAAATTCCTTATTTTTTATTTTTATACTTTTTATATTGACGTACTTAGTTTTTAAGTATCTAAAACAGTTACCCTTAGTATCTATAAAATTTTTATACTTAGACTTAACTAATGCTGTAAAATCCTCATACATAATATTCAATAAATATTTCCTATGAGGAGTGTGTAAACGGCGTCTACCCAAAGTTGATTGCTTTTGGTTTCTGTCGTCTATTACTTTATCATTACACTTTAGCAGACCATCTCGGTAAGTCAGTTCCCCGGTAAGAGCATACACAGGGAACTCTACCCTAGTTAAAATTTTATCATACGTTAATTCTATTAGCATACTGCTTCTCAAACTTGCCAAAAGCATAGTCTTGGCCAATATCAAAGTCGCAACCAATGGGGAAACCTGGTATGGATATTCCACGATCCATCTGTATACGTTCTTGTAAAATTTCACAGTATACGTCTACATCCTCATCCGCAACATCAGCAAGAACCGAGTCGTGAACCAAAGCAAACATGTTAGCATCTAGTCCGTCGGCTTCCACAATTTGTTGTGTTTCCATAGCACCTATCAGATTTACATCCGAGGCAGGTGATTGGACAATAAAATTGAGGCCGGACCGTATTGCGTGGGCAACAGTCCCTTTGTTATCAGACTGTACATCAGGTAGCCTTCGCTTCCTGCCAAAATGAGAATAGACATGAGCATCACGAGCAATGGCCGCTTTATTCCTGTCAATCCATCTTTTAAGGGTGCTAAAGTTTCTGAAGTACTGGTCAATGATTTCTTGTGCTTCTCCAACGGTAAGATTACCTCCATCTTTATTTACTTGGGTGCTAATTGTAGGTGCTCCCGCCCCATAAATAATACCAAAGTTTACAGCTTTGGTAGCCTGTCTGTAGTCTGGATATAGTTTATCCACATCCTCTACTTCGCAATCAAGGTTGAATACATCCTTAGCTACAGTAGAGTGAAAGTTAGTTCCTGCTTTGAAGATTGCTTGCAGCTTCTTGTCACCAGACAATACAGCAGCAACATATATCTCAGCAGTAGTTAAGTCCATTGCTACAATCTTACGACCTTCTGGAGCTTTTATACAACCTTTTACAATTGCATTGTCCCTAGGTATCTGTTGCATGTTCAATTTACCACTAGAGGATAATCGACCTGCAACAGTTCCGTGAAGATTGAAGTTAGTTCTAAGTCTGCTATCTCTGTCAAGCTGAGGAATAATCTTATCAATATAAGTATTCTTTAGCTTAGTATCCTTTCGGATATTTAAGATCATAGCAGGAACTTCATGTTCCTTAGACAGCATATCCAAAGCCTCAGCGCCAAGAGAGTCTGCACCCTTGTCTGTCTTGATGCCAGTGGGCCTAAGACCAAGATAGTCAAAGAACAGTTTACGGAGCTGAATAACACTATTAGGGTTAAACTCTCCGTTAACTTCAAGAAAGGATTTTACTTCTTTCATGTCTAATAACTTATCTGTCATCTCCTGTATATCTCCTGTGAGGAGGCTTTGTGCGGCAGCTAACCTGTCCTTATCAAAAGGAACTCCATTATCCTGAACCTTCATTAGAAATCGGCAAGCAGGAATAAGTATCTCGTTGTAAACTTTTAGCAACTTAACATTACCACGTTTCAGAGCTTTTTCAAACTTCTGAAAGATCATAAATGTTACAGTAGCATCAAGAGCAGCATAGTTCTGCATAACATCAAATGGAATCCACTCCCACTTAAAGTCATCCTTACGAATGCCATGCTGCTTACGATACTCGTCCATCCACTCATACATAGGCTTTTCGTAGTCACCGTAATCGGTATACTTCATAGCCAATTGCTTCAATCCATGTGTTCCAGGACGCTCATCAATTACATAATGCATAAGCATTGTATCCTCAAACTGAGGAATAGTAATGTTGAAATGGTACTCAAACATAGGAATATCGAATTTAGCATTGTGAAATACAGGTCTTTTCAGGTTGATTAGCTCTTGTAGCTTCTCTTCCACTCTTTCTGTAATTACGTCAGCATCAATATAAGCGCCAGTATCAGGAGCACCACAGATACTAATTCCCAGAATGTATCCGTTTCTAGGATATAATCCGCTAGTCTCAGAGTCAATCCCAAAGAAATCATACTCATCATCAATAACTTTTTGTATATAATCATATGCTTCCTGCTCGTCCTGAATACCTATAAAGCTATCACCAATTTCTGCCTTCTTCTTGTTACCAGAAATGTATTGTTTGATGTTATCCACACCAGTTTCTAATACTCTTTTCACCTCTGGCTTAAAAGTAATCATTGCTGGGTTAATTAGGGGCAGAAACTTGCCATCTACCAAGGTTCCGGAATAGTCCATAACTTTGGTTGCTTTGGTGTAGTATTTTAAAGGTTCGGCTCCAACAAGAATAATCCAATCATAATCATCTGGATTCATACTTATATCAACATCTTTCTTTAGCACTTTTTGCAGACTAGCATCTGAGGCTAAAGAAAATCGGTCAAAAGGCCAAGCATTTCCAAAAACTTCTATATAGTTATTTTTGGAGGGCTTAGACTCTACAATTGCTATTTTCATGCTATATCCTTAGTTTGAATGTATATTATACAGGATAACGATAAGTAAGTCAAGAATTATATAGCTTCTTTCTTAAACTATTTACTTGAGGCTGTGACAGCTCTCCAGGATCACCACTTTTTAGATTTACCACTCTAACAGGGAATCCTTTACATATTTCTTTTACTTTTTCTGATGCCTCTTTTCCGGCCTTGTCTCCATCAAACAAGACATCTATTCCCATAACTCCAGAAACTTTTAACAAGTCAAGCTTTTCAGGACTAAACTTGTTTACTCCAAAGCAACATACAGCATTTTCTAAACCTTTATCATGCAGGTTTAGCATATCGAATAATCCTTCTACTAATATAATTCTGCTCTGTATTGTTTTTACTTGTGGGAATAGAGGAGGACTAACATTAGGAGGCCAAAACTTGTATTTGGCCCTCTCTGTCATAGTATAATCCCTACCTTGAAAGCATACTATCTTTCCCCCTGAATTAGTTATAGGGAAATTTATTCTATTTTTAAAATCATTTTTACCGTGTTCAAAAGCATTGAACTTTTTATAAGTTTTGGGACTTATACCTCTCCAGTTACCAACATAAGGCATAAACCCCTCTGGCATTTCAAGACCAAAGTTATCTGATCTTAACTTTGCCATAATTCTTTTCAAGTTCTCCCTTTTTAGAGAGGACTCACTAATATCTATGTTATAGTGTCTAAAGAGACTTCCTTTGTATCCGCAAGAGAAACAATTAAATATACCCAATACCTTATCAACACGCATACTGGGGTTTCTATCTTCATGTTCGGGATTAAGGCATTTTATTAGAAAGTCTTGTCCAGACTCTCTGTATTCAAGAGACCTTTCAATTAAAACCTGCTCTACTTCACTCATCCGTGTAGTGCCTTATGAATATCATCTTCTTCTGGATCTTCTCCATCTTCAGGTATAATTATAGAATTAGGGCCTATCTTTAGGCTACTCCAATTCATCTCTGAGGCAAACTCAACATTGTCATCCCCACTACGCATCTTTGTACATATGAACTTCATATAGGGATTTTCCTCATCCTTAGAGGACTCAAGGGTAAAAGCAGCATCAGGAGAGTCAAGAACACCTTTTGCAAACCTGGCCTCTCCAGTAGCATCAATCTGGTATGGTGATACAACCAGAACTCCATAATCTTGTGCGAAGGCTTTCAATGCTTTACTTACTTCTATCTGCTCTGTCCAGTCGTATTGTCCCATACGATTATTATTGAAACCCCTTTTAACTTGGTTTACATAATCTACAATAACTACTTTAGGCTCTAGCACTGCTACTTTCTTGTCTAATTCCTTTCTAATATTAGCCAGAGTTAGAGAAGGTTCGTATATAATATCTACCTGAGCTGGTCTTAGTGGTCTTTTTATAAGCTCTTCATGAAGTTCATCAAAGGCTCTTCTACCCTTAGAATTACTCCATCTTTTATATACTTCTTCACCCTCTTCAAATCTGTTAGACCACCACTTTGCTACTTGTAGCTGCTCTCCCATACTAAGATTATTGTTTTCTATTGCTTTAGCAGATATTCCGGTAGAGATAGCGCATGTTCTTTGCATGATTTCCCTTGCACTCATCTCAATCGTAAAGTACATAACAGAAGATCCAGAATCGTAAATAGTAGATGCTATATTAGCGCATACTAGAGACTTACCCTGCCCCCTCTTACCACCAATCATTAGGTAGTCTTCAGGACCGAATCTCTCCATAGAATCATAATCGGTATTTAGTCCTAGAGGAACTACATTTTCCATATATTCTTCTGGATAAAATAATTCCATACGCTGCATACTTTCCGTGCTTCCCTTTATGTCAACCTTATCTTCAACACGTAAAATAATATTTTGCAAACTATCTAAATTTTCTTTTGCAGACTCCATAGCAATAGAGTTTTCTAGGTAGTTTTCCAACTCTCCCATAATCTCTAGTTGCGTAAATTCATTTTTCAGATACTCTAATAGGGTGGGGTTATCAACATCCACACTATCTACATTTTGTAAAGCTAGTAATTTTTCTCTAAGGGATGAGTCTCTGACGGATAATTGAACAGCCTCAAACGTGGGAAGTTCTCTAAACTCTTCGATGTACTTGTTTAGATATGACCAGATTGGCTGATATTCTGTGGGAAGATAATGTTTATGCAGGTCGCCCCAAGTATCCAAATCACTATCAGTGATTATTGATTTTAGAAGGATACTTGCTAGATTCACCAATTGACTCCGTAATAAACTTTAGACGAGGAAAAGCCAGAGGAGCAAAAACTCCTCTGGCCGATTATAAACGACAGGGACTAGCCAGCAGCTTTTGCTTGCTTGGCAGCTCCATCGTAATTCGCAGCAGTCAAGCCACGACGCGTAAGCATCGTCTTGACACCACGAACAGTCTTACCAATTTGATCTGCAATTTCTTCTACAGACAAACCAGATACATCGACGCCCTCAAGAGGGTCAGTCTTTGCAGAAGCACGGCTTTCACGCTGTGCTGGGATAGAAGCAATCTGACCACTTCGCAGCATAGACAGAGCCTTACCACGAATTTGATTGATTGTCTTGCCGAGAGCTTCAGCAATATCTTCTAGGTAAGAACCATTAGCAGCCATAGAAGCTACCGTTGCTTCTTCTTCTTCGGTAAAGCTACGAACAACTTCACGTTGAGGTGCAGGCTTTACATGCTCATGCAGTTGCATAGAGAGGATCTTGCCTTGGATTTGCTTCGCATTGAAGTCTCCAGGAAAAGCCTCTGCAATTTGAGCATAAGTAAAGTTACCACTGTTATCTTCAACAAAGCCACGGAGAGTATTCTCTTGCTCCTCTGTGAAAGTTTTAGATGCAACAGTGGCAGAAGATTCTACTTCAAAACCTTCTTTTCGCAGTTTAGCAGCTACAGAACGAACAGTCGTCTCAAGCTGTTCTGCTGCTTCTGAAACAGTATCTTGAGATACTGGAGACTCACTTCCAACAAAATCACGCAGGCTTGCAGTGCGCTCGTCGGTCCACTTAGGTAATGCCATGTTATTTCCTATAATAATTGGTTAATATTTGTAACGATAGAGACACCCCTGTCTCTAGCTTTTCTTGTTTTGGAAGACTCTGTACCGCTCTCGTTTATAAGTATTGTTACTTCTTTAGTGAGG